AGCATCCCAGTTTGTGGATCGACCCGGCCTGATCCGCCCATCATCTTTAGCATCATGGCTTCATGCGGGTTAATCAAAGCAGGTACGGTGTCCTGACCGCCTTTAGAAGTCATTGCACCGTGACGAGATAGCAGAGCAGCGAGTTTCATTACTGATCCAGACTGTTCATGTAATCCAGATAGGACTGGTCTTGTGATGTATCGGTCGGCGTATATCCTGACCAGTAATCCGTACCGCCTGATCCGCTATATCCACCAGCCCCAAGAAGTGAACCGATGGTGTTACCCGTTCCGGTATAGGGCGATCCGTACATCGAACCATCGGAGTTATACACGCCACCTTGGTTGAAGTAGTTATTCCAGAGGCTTGAGATACCGTTACCGGCTGAATCAAGAAGATTGCCCGCAGCAGCGCCTAGTCCATTGCTGGATGATCCCCCAAGATAGTTGGCCAAGGTCGTACCAAGTCCAAGCGTGGTATTGGCAGACGAATTCCCTCTTTGAATCGCAGCAGCGCCCGCCGAGTTACCAAGGTTCTGATTTATGCCAGAAATGGCGTTAGATGCGTTCTGTCCTGAGTTCAGCAGTGTGCCGAGCCGGTTCCACTCATTGCTGTATTGTTGATTTGCATAGTCTTGGCTGTACTTTGCAAGCTCTTTGCCTGCGCCACCTGAACCATACTGACCACGCGCCGTAAGAGCGCGGTTAATACCCAGTTCGCCTTGAGCGAGTCCAGATGAATATCCGGGCAACTTTGTGAGGTCGTAATTAGGAGATTGCATGTTTTGCAATCCCTGAATAGCCGTGGCTCCAAGTTGGGCATAAGGCTGTAGATTCCCCTGTGCTGCGCTGGCGTATTGTTGCTGCGCGTTCAGCCCGTTGCTGATTGCGTTTTTTGTCTGGTTGTTGGCGTAAATCTGCGTCCCAGCACTTGCAGCGGGGCCAAGCAACGAAGTCCAGTCGAATGTATCAGCCATGGCTACACCTGTAAGTAATGTACCGTTGGCGCAACAGTGTATGTTATGCGCAACAAGTCATTGAATGTTACTCTAAACATTCCGCTAGTTAAACCCAAAGAGATATAAGCGGCGCCGTTTCTGGATAGTTCTATGTCGGATACCGTCCCGCCTGAAACCACAATGTCACCAATTTCAGAATTTGATACAACAGCCGGACTAGCCCCCAAAGTCACCATGGCGGGTTGCTGTTTAGACGGTTCAATCTGCTGAAGAAACCTGAGCCATTCAAGCCCAAACTTGTCTATGCAGTCACGAGGAACGCGCTTAGGCATTGCACTCCTCCACATCACACACAGCGCCAGCAATCGCAAAGGGCGTTTGTTCGCTGTAGGATATTTCCCAGATTCTCGCAGTCCGTGATGTTCCACACCTGAACAGATAGGCGCGTTTCGTGTATTCGCCTATTTTCCCGATTTGTGCTGTCCTGCTGGAGCTCCACGTCTTCCCGTTGTCATTGGAGTAGCGAATCATTACCTTTGGGTCTGTGTAAAGCCCGCCGCCATCCAGACCCACTCCAAACTCTAAGTCAAGCTCGATCCTGCTATACATAACCCGTTTTCTCTGGGAATCAGGCATGCGGAACGAGCGAAGGCATACCATGTCATTGCCGTTGTCTGAGTAGATACCCTGCGAGGCGGTGTAAATCTTCCCGTTGGCGTAATCACCTACCAGATGCTTTCCTTCGTGGAACATATGACAATTCATGCGATCACGCGAGAAGACCCCGGAATCTAGGTAGCCTGTCTCAAACCACGCTTGAGTTGATACGTCAAAAGTGAATGACTTGCTATCGGTCGGGAACGTGAATTGAATGAACGTGTGGCCGCCATCCTGAAATGACGTTGCAATCGCGTCATCAATGCGGATCATTTTGCTGATCTGGTACTCAATCGGGTGAGTGCTTACCCGTATTGCACTAGACCCAGAAAGGCGAACGATAACTCCTGCCCCATCCTTGTTCTGACCGATCATGAAAATACCGCCGTCTGCCTTAACGACAGAATCAGGAGCGATACATCCAGTCTCAATCAGTGCAGAGCGTGTGAATGGGTAATTCACATCCCCTGAATCCGTCATGATTTCCGTGGTATTGACACCAATCAGGTACAAGGCCCGATTCAATTCAATGTTGCAAACGATGTAATCAGGGTCTGACTCGGCTGTACCAAAATCAAGCGCATTCCACGAAAGCCCGTTATTGAAGGCTGAGATGAAATACTGTTGTGTGGAAGGCATGCCGCAGATGAAATAGGTGTCAATGTACGAGATGTAACGCGTCCCATTTGGGAAATTTACGTCCGTAATCTTCACCATGACATTTGTCGCGAGGGTAACGATGTAACCGAAGACGCCATCGACAAGCATCAGTTGCGTGCCGTTGTCTCGCATTGAGACTCTACCGGCTGCAGTCGTAATCGTTCCAATGCTTGTTAGAACGCCTAGCGCAACTTTATAAACTGTGTCGCCAATTACAGCATAACCCGTTCCGGTCGAAGCCTTCCACATGCCACGCACTTCGCCTGTAGCAATTGATGCGTATTCAGACTTGCCAAGCCATCGGATGAATGCAGACGCCTGTTTCCCGTCTGAAGTCACAGATTCTGGGAACATGTTGTAAAGGCGGGAATTCGCAAGGGTGTCGTACCTTGCTTGCGAGTCCATGCCCATAATCGGAGCGGGTACGCGCTTCATCAGTAATCACGGTAGATGTTGTATCGACGTTTGGCTGCAACTTCCACATCACGCACAATCGGGCGACGATTGGCACGCTGGACGAGCTGCATAAGATGCTCTGCCCGCTGGTACTCTTTCACCTCAAGCGGAACATTGAAAAGCGAGGCTAGATCAACCGCTAGGTTGTATGCCAGCATGTTGGAATATCCAGGAGGAAGCGGGATATCAGTATTGACGGTAGTAAAGGAAGCCATTTGTACGTTTGTTTCAACGTAGATAGGCTTCGATACGAGCGGCGTCGGCCAGAGATAGATAGTCCCATTTGGCACATCGGGCTTGTAATACAGCCACTCTGGGTAAGTCGTTGTAATGCTCTTTGAGGCAACATTGTTGTAGAACTCAAACTCCGCAACCTTGATCGGGTAATCCACTCCGTTATCACGGATGTACGCACCCAATACCTCAATTGGGCGATTGGTAACCCACACACCAGACGGGCCGATGGTGTACGAATTAGTGTTACCAGTGGTTGTAAATGGCTCGGTTTGTTTGGCGTAGTTCATCAGGCCGATGATTTTCAGCTCATCGACAAGTGCATTCAGCGTATCAAGCGAATCCGACAGTGTATCGGCAGAAGGCGATTCCCCTTCCCCGAGCATTGCGATGATCGAGAGCGCCCGATTGATAATTGAAAGGCCCGTAGCCATGATTACTCAGCCTTGTTGGGGTCTTCGATATTTGCCGGTTCTTCGGCTTTTACATCAAATTCCGGCAGCATCTTGAAGCCGGATTTGCGGGCTTTCTTTTCCTCGTCCTTATCATTGACAACAACAGTTGCGGAAAGGTCGTCCCATCCAGCCCAATAAAGAGACTTCGGGTATTCTTGGAATTCCATACATCCTCCAAAAACAGGGGGCTTAGGCCCCCTTATGGTTAGTTGCTCAGGATGCGGCAAGCAAGTTCAGGGCGGATTGTCTTGTAACCGTAGAGGATGTCCAGACGGCACGGGAACTTGTCGTTGTTGATGTCGTATTGGCGAACCATACGAATCGACAGACCATCTTGGTTCTCACGAGCAGCCCAATCCACACCCGAGGGCATAATCAAGTCTGCCGTTGCAAAAGCAAAAGCGTCCTTGTGGAATGCCAGCGAGGGCTTATAGACCGCCGATGCGCCGCCGACCTTCGTCACTGCGCCGCCGTTGGTTGGCGATGCGGTAACGTTCTGACGGCCACCAGAGGTAACAATCGACGGAGATACCGAGATGTTGCCGGCGCCGCCAGCGTAGTCAGCGGTGACAACAAACGCTTGCAAAGCGCCGGTATCGGCCTTTGACTCAGGATGGCAACGGTTACAACCTGCGAAGGTGATAATGTCGCCCTTCTTGAATGTCGTTGCGCCAGTTGCGATTGTCACCGTTGCGCCGGTCTGGCTTGCACCATTGACGGTATAAGTCGTCGCCGAAAGAGCTGTACCAGTCGCCTGAGAGCCGAGCAGGGTGTTTTCGTAGAAGTTGAAACCACCCGTGCGGCCCATCATGCCTTCGCGGTACTGCTTGGAGATGGTGTCAGAGTCTTGGAACAGACCCTTAACATCCGTCACCAGATCGACGTTATCCTGCGTGTTCAGCAGCATAGTGCGGCTGTTGTCCATCGGGGCAAGGTAGTCGTTAAGTGCTTTGCGGCCAAGCATCAGCTTGTTGAAGGTGATAGCAGAGCCGACGTTATTGACGTTGTTATAAACATCAAGCGCCATGTTCAGGGCATCAGCTTCGACGTTAGCAGCCAGAACAGCCGTCGCCGGTTCGATAATGCGCTCGGAGAAGTCATCCAAGCTCATCGTCAGGTCTTGCGAGGTGAAGTTCAGATCGACGCCCTTTTGCGTCGAGACTGCCAGCGTGGTGCTGGTTTCGCTCGTATCCTGTGCCGACAGCGTGGCGCCAGTACGAACGGTGTATTGGTTAGGCAGGCGGATAGACAGGTTTGTGCCGATCTTTGCGCCAGTCTTGGCGAAGGAATCGTCGTAAGTGCGATTCACATTGCCAACAAAGTTGAGTTTTTGATGGAGTACGCGCAGAACTTCGCGAGTAACCATCGTGGGAGTAAGAATGGTATTAGCCATGATTTAATCCTTCATCGTGATCGTCGTTTAGACGATAGGTCTTTTTCGCGCCATGCCATCCATTCCGCTGTGCTCATCTTGTCAGGGTCTTTTGTGACCGCAGCACGACTTGCAACCGGTGAAATAGGGGCTGGCGCACCAGTGGGTTTTGCTTTTGGCAAACTGGCCGTAACAGCCAACTTACCGACTTCAATAAACGCTCGCTCAACAGACATGGAATTCAGTCGTTTAAGCTCATCCGGGTTATTAGCGAGATACAGCGCAATTGCCGGGCCTTTATCGGCGTTCAGCATTGCTCGCTCTACAGCCGGTGACACTTCAAGACTTTGCGCACGTTCCAGAACTTCATCAAAATCTGGTGTCGTTTCGCGCAATTCTTCCATCTGCTGATTGAAAGCTTTAGCGGCCTCTTGTGCCTCGCGCAGTTGTTTCGCTTGATCAGACTCTTGCTGCACCTTGTTCAAGGTTTCACGCACTCGGCGCTCTACCTCGTTCTGGA